AGTGCGAGGAACAGCTTCTTCATTTGCCTTCTCCTTTGTCTTTGGTTTCATCATCGTCACCGAAGTCCAGTTTCTCTCCGGTGCCTTGCTCGGTTACCTCGATGTCGCCTTCGCCCCAGGTGAAGCGGTTCTCACCACCCTCACCTGGTTCGTGCTCACCAGTGCTTTTCTTCTTTTCATTTGCCATGATTGCTCCTTACTTGAAGTAGTCCTCTTCAGGCGGCAACAGCTCACACTCGATCTCCTGAGTGTTGCGATTGAAACCTGTGATCTTGAACCGAGAACCACGTTGACCTGTGATTTCCCACTCGCTCGGATGGGATCCGATGTCGCCGACTGCGATGGCTTTCGATCCCTTGGGTGCTTTGATCTTCATCGTCAGGTCGCCGCTCCACTTATTGGAACCTGCGGACATGCTGACGAAGCCGTGATCGACGAAGACCGTACCCTTGGAGAGGATGGACTTCAAGATCTTTGCGTAGTCACCAGACACGCGACGGTACAGCGTGGCGTCCTCGGGAAGCGAGCACTTGTTGAGGTACTCGGTCAGGTTCTTCACCGTGGTGCTTTGCTTCGCGTACGTGGTGGTGTGGCGCAGACCTTTGTTGATGTCGTTATACGATCCGTTGGTGTAACTGCGGATCGCTTTCAACTCAACATCAGTCGGTGTCGGCCGTCCTTTCTTCAAAGCGTGGAACGTGGATAGTTGGGACTTGGTCAGTGTCACCTCCTTATGCTCGCCTTCCTCGCTCGTGCTGCTTGGCTTCTTCGCGGCTGCGGCAGGTTTCGCTGCGGGCTGCGGAGCATATGGGTTGCCTGTATCCGCCAGGTTCTCAGGAGTTGCGCCACCTTGCAGATTGGTGGTTTTCTTCAGCGCACCTTTGTCACCGCTCATCAGCTTGTCCAGCGTATCCAGATCATCGCCGTTCTTCGCCATGTGGCCTGACGATTTGCTGATCCACTTGCCGGCGTTCTTGCCTGTCAGCACCACAGCCACGTAGGTGTCTTTACTCTTGGTGAACATACCGATTTGGTTGCCGCCAGGAGTTTCGATCACATCAGCTGCTTGCAGTGGATCGAACCCGTGCTTCGACAAGATCTTGGAGGCTTTGTCCCCTGTTTCCTCGCCGACGTTCACGCTCGTTGCTTTTCCAGCCTTGCTGCCGCTACGAGTCAACAGATCAACCAGAGCCTTGGCGTTGGGACCAGTGATCTCCTTCTTGCCTTCTTTGTTGGAGACCCAGGCGCTGGTGAACTTCTTACCTGTGGTCGCAGGACCGACACTGATCTTCACGCCGCCAGGACCTTCGTACCACTTGGTCTCCTCACCGTTGATCATGCCCTTCTTGATCTTGAAGCCATGCTCCTTGAGCACGCTGGTGATGGTGTCGCTGAAGGACATCTTGGGAGCAGCTGCGCCACCGCCAGAACCGAACTGGCCGTTCTTGGCACGCGGATGCTTGCTCTCATCGAACTTCTTCTCATCCATCGCCATGATCGCAAAGACCACGCCAACTGCGTTGTCATAGGCCAGGCGTTCGTCATGCGTGCACTTAGGTTTGATGTCGCATGCTGCGGACTTCATGATCTCGTCCTCAGTCATCTCCATCGCGCCGTCATGGCCGCCGACATGGTACTGCTTCGTCCCGCAGGTTTTGCACTTACGTTGATGCGAAGCTTGCAGCCCGTACTTATACATCGTGTTGGTGGTGTCTTGATCCTTGTCAGCCGGCTCCCAGTCACCATAGTCATGCATGTGGAACTTGGAGTTCTTCTCCGGCTTTGTGGTACCATGCTCACCGCCTGACGAGGTGAACTGTCCGTTCGTGCCGTGATTCTCGTTGGCATCCTCGCCAGGCTTAGACTTTCCCGGTAGTTGAGGCGCACCTCCACCACCTTGATCGTCAGGACCACCGCCACCTGTCATCTGCTCCAGCAACGACTGGCCGCTCTCATCGGTCTCAGATCCAGGTTCTTCCTGGCCAGGGACCTCAGGCAACGCCTCTTTCGAGGTGCCGAGCGACGCATATGGCGAGTCAGGAGCTGCTGCCAGCTTGACGCGAACCTCCTGCGCGCTCAGCACACCGCGGTCGATGTAGGCGCAATCAGTATCAGCTTGGGTCTTCTGCGTGGTGGCTTGCTCGCTGGTGCTTTCTTCCTCGAGCGGGTTCCAAACGAAACCGATCTCAGGATCAATCTCACCGAACTCGTTAAGCTGCAGCAGGTTCAGGACGATCTGCATCTTGTCGTCGAGTTGTGCCTCCTGCGAACCTTTCACCTTGTCGTAGAACACCTTGATCTCACCCTCGCTGCTGGCGTTCAAGCCAGAAGGCGAGAGGCCCGTGTACTTCACGAGCGGGATTTGCGACACGGAGCAGACGTGCTCCTGAGACTGTGCCTGCAGGTGATCAAGGCCAGACAGCGGCATCGACACGTTCTTCAGGTCCTCAGCGTTTTTGTCCGCAATCATCAGACCACGGTTGTCGCGGGCTGCGTTGAAGAACTCCGCACGAGTCACCAAATCCAGCGTCGCACCTTGCTGCAACATGGTGCTCATGTCAGTGAGCAGAACCATGATGGAGAAGTTGCTGATCGCATCGCTCACTGACTGACGGGTGCGGAGCCAGTTGTCCACATAAGGCTTGGACATCTGCGACAGACTCAGGCCGCCGAACGCATACATCGGTTTCAACAGGTCAGGCACAGGGCGACCGACGAAGGTCAGCATGCGAGTGGTGTGGATTTCCTTGCCCATCACAAACCAGGTCTTGGGCTGGAAGAAGTCCTGTGCCAGCGGGTTCGTGGAGTTGTAGGCATTGGGATAAGTCCACACAGGCTCGACCAGCTTGAAGCCTTTCAATTTGCCCTTGCGCACCTTGGCCTTGGCCGTCAGATCCAGGTTCTTCAGGTTGCCGATGGATTGCTTCAGCTCCTCGACGTTGTTCTCATCCACACCAAGGTCGATGTAGACATGCGAGCGACCGAAGAAGCCGTCCTTCTCAATGGCATCCTTGAACAACTGCTGGATGTTGAAACGCTTCATCGCGTCTTCCAGCTTCTTGATCTTGTCAGCCTTGGTCTTGATCTCATCGTCACCAGTGGAGGTGATGCGGATCCACTTGCGAGTCATCTCCTCAGCCCATGTGCTGCTGATGACGCGGTACTCAGGACGTTGGGCCAGCTCGCTCAGATAAGGGTAACCCAGGAAAGCCTGGCCCTCAGCGAACATGTTATACCCCATCACCCACTCACCGTAGCCGTCCATCGCTGCGTCCATGGCCAGCTTCGCATCCTTGGGCACGACACCAGGCGGCGGCTTCGGCACGGTCCACGTCAGTTTCTTCGTGATGACGTCGTCCTGTTTGCTTTGTGCCTCGCTCTTCAGCTTGTTGATGGCCAGCTTCATGCGGCGTGCCAGCTCCTCACGCAGCTCCTTCTCCTTGGGTCCAAGATCTTTCTCGATCTCAGGGACCTTCGGCATCTCAGGCTTCATCTTCATCAGACCAAACCTGACAAGCAGCACATACAGCTTCTGTCCTAGTTTTTTCATTTGCTATTTCCTTATCTTCATGGCTGCAAGCGCGGCGGCCGTGACCTTGAAAGTCTTCTTAGTCATGCTTGAGTACCTGATCATTACCGCATCGGCGAGGTTCGGCGACTTCATGCCATCAGGTGTTTTGTTGATTACCATCTTGCCTGCTGTGTTGAAGGTGTATGTGGGCTGCGACAACTCCAAGATCAATCGATCTCGGTTCGGGCAATCAGGTGCGATGGAGATGATCTCATCTGGGTCGCACTTCTCACCGTCAACGATCCAACGATAGGTCTTCATGAATCGCTGACGCAGGTCCCACCAGGCTTGCGCCTTGCGGTTGGCGAAGAAGTCTTGATTGGTACGGTCGGTGTTTGGCACCTTCGCATCAGGATCAACGACTGCGTCGCTACCACGGAACGGGATCACCTGCAGTTTCGAATCCACACCACGCTTCTTGACTCGCTCCTCGTTGATGATGCGAGCGTCGCCCTTGACGCCAGCACCAAGACCGTCCTCGTCGTATTGGAACGATTTGTAGCCGAACTCATCACACAGCTGGAACGACTTCTGCACGCTGCTCAGGATGTCACTGCCTTTGCCGCTCCAGTCCACGACGAACTCAAGCAAGATGCCATGAGCGCCGGCGAAAGCGTTCTTGTCCTTGCCCTCATCTGCAACGTCCATCGCGCCTGCTTTCAATCCGCTTGGCTTGATCTTCAAACGAGTGTGGGCATCAACCGCGGCTTGCACCCACGCAGTGGGGATCACCACGCCCTCAGTCGAGGCGTTGTAGTCGATGTCAACCTCTTGGGCCAGCGTAACTGGATCCAGCTTCTGCTGTTGGTCCGCGTACCAGGTGTCGTCCTTGCGAGGATCATTGCGCCAGTGGAACGTGAAGACATCGATCTTGCCGCCCCAGCGTTTCTGCGCGAACATGTTGTTCATACCGTTCACCGACGAGACATCGATGCGGCAGTTCGTGGTTGCAGATAGCGAGGCTTCCACCAACTCAGGATGATCGATGTGGGCAGACTCATCGATGAAGTGAATCGATGTTCTGTCACCACGACCGATGTTGTCGCCAGCTTCACCAGTCATCGCTGATCCCGTGTCAGGGAAGAGCATGCGCATGTGGGGCGAGTGCTTCTCACGAATCCAGCCGGCGCGGAACTCCTTCGGCAGGTGGGCGACGAACTCGCGTGCTTTCCAGAACAGTGACTTCGGGTCTCCGATCTTGTCCACGTATTCTTCTTTACGTGAACCGAAGCCGGCTACAAAGCCCTTGTTGAAGATGCACATCGTTGCGGCGAGCGAAACAGCCAACCACGAGATACCACAGTCACGGGACTTTTCAGTCAAGCCGTTCTTGCGATTACGCAGGTGGTCAACAACCCACTCGATCCAGTCCTCTTGTTTGGGGAAGAGGATGAAGGGCATGATGGTCGGCTTCGATGTTTCCTGCCCATTGGGCAAGATGATCCGGCTCTCAGCGTTGCGAGGATCAACAGTCACACCCCAGTCGATGATGAACTGCGCGGGATGCTCCTTGTAGTATGCCTTCAGCTTCGCGAGCACCTGGCCTGTTTCATCCGCACGGATCCGGTTCAGCCGCTCAAGTCTCCACTCAACGATCGCGTTGTAGTCTGGGTTCTTCCAGTCGATCTTGAAAGGAACAGGCATCGCTCATTCCCCCATGATCTCTTTGTACGCGGCCATGGCTTCAGCAGGATCGACCGGTATCTTCGCGACTTCGATCGGTTCACCGCCTGGCCCTGACAGCTCGATGCTCTGCATCTTGGAATGCACAAATGGTGCAGCGTCACGTGCAGCCTGGAGCCTGGCTCCCATCGGCATCTTCGTGTTGCGCATCTGCTCGATCATGAACTCAAGCGGCGTTTGCCCTGTCTCCATGATCTTCTCGAGCAACGCCTGGGTCTTCTTGCTGTGCGAACCTTTTGGACGACCAGCACCAGGCCTTGCGCCACCACGACCACTGCCTGCACCTGCGTTGGCAGCTTTTTGGGTCTTTGAATTTGCCTGCGAAGCACCTTGACCTTTGTCCGCTGCATGCCGCGCCGTTGCAGCTTTCGTTTTGTTTTTGGGTTGTGCAGCTTTTAATTTCGGCTGATTCTTATCCAAGCCGCGCGCGGAACTTTTTACTGCAGGTTTCTTTGTGGTGGCCATGATATTTCCTCGGATGTTTGTGATCGACTGGTATGTTCACAGTTTCTGCGTGATCCGCGAAAACGCGTATCAGTGTTCATGCAACTTGTGTCTTTTAAGTACACATGAATCTGGCCCTCATGGGAA